TATGGGTATCGCTATGGCTGAAAATCCTGAACTGAGGGTTATCAGAATGAAGGGCAACGATCTTGACGAAGCCAGTCTGAAGATTGTTGAGGAAATGGCAAAGGACAAGGACTTTCAGGTTTGGATTGAGCGTTGGCTCGGCGACGAAAGCGGAATAATCATCGAAGACGGCTCAGTGAAGCAGTAAATCATCCTCCTTCAGTCGGGCTGGTTGAGGACGGCCTCGGTCGGCCTGACTATTTTTTGAGAAAGGGAAATTATGGTTAAAGAACTGGCATTAGCCGACATCAGAATCGACGGCGGTACACAGCAGAGGCCGATAGATGATGATGTTGTCTTGCGATATAAAGCTCTAATGGTGGATGGGGTAAAATTCCCGCCGGTAGAAATTATCTTTGACGGCAAAGACAATTGGCTATGGGACGGCCTGCATCGTTACCACTGCTATCGCAGACTCGGCAAAAACTATATGAAAGCCAATGTTGCCGAGGGTACGAAAAGGGATGCGATTTTTAACTCTTTCGGAGCAAATGCGGAACACGGATTCCCACGACAGCCGGGCGTTGCGAAGGAAATCATACTCAAAATTCTGAACGACAAGGAATGGGGTATGGCTTCAATACCAGAAATTGCTATGGCTGTTGGAGTTACCGAACGCTATGTTTCTAAAGTTAAAGCTGACCGAGGAAGTGAGAGCGAAAGCGGACAAAAAACGTCCAAACCCCTGAACAGTTCACCCCCTTCAGAGTCTCAAAATGAGGATTCTGGTGAAAACGATACAAAAATGCTCGACTCTACAGGCAAAGAAGTCCCTGAACATCTTGAAGAAATCTTCGGTAGGGCAAGTGAAATCAAGGAGCATATCAAATACTTAAACCAGATGGTTCGTGAAATCAAAAAGGCTGTTGCGGCCAATGACCCTTTATATGCGCATTGTAAATTGGAGCAGTTGAAATCTGAGGTCGGCAATGTTCGCAGGAACCTCAGATTTACGTTGCCTTTTGCAATCTGCGGCTATTGCGGCGGCGATGTCAATAACAAAGATTGTCAGACCTGCGACGGCAGGGGATGGGTAAACGAAAGCGGCTGGATGGCCACGCCTACGGAGCTAAAGTAAATGGAATTACGCCCATACCAACAAGAAGCCTACGAAGTAACTCTCAAGAAATTTGAGGAAACGGATACTGCGCTCTGTGTGATGGCTACTGGGTTGGGAAAAACTATTTATTTCAGCCATATCGCTGACCATTTTCGCAAAACAGGCCGAATTATGATTATTGCTCATAGAGAAGAACTCATCTTCCAAGCTCAGGATAAAATTCAAAGAATAACAGACCAGGAAGCTGATATTGAAATGGGTGCGGATTGGGCTACAGGCGGCTGGCTGAAAAGCGATATTGTTATTTCAACTGTGCAGACGCAAGTTTCCGGCAGACTCGGTGGCAGAATGACGAGGTTCAAACCGGACGAATTTTCCTTGTTGGTAATTGACGAATGTTTTCCGGCAGGCACATTGATTGATGGCGTTCCTATCGAAAAACGAAAAGTTGGGGATAGAATCAGAACTTTCCATCATTACCAGAAAAGCCTTTGCGTGAACACCATAACTCACGTTTTCAAGCGAAAAACCGACATTATTGTTGAAGTCAAACTGATGAATGGGAAAAAATTTGTCTGTACGCCGAATCATCCAATTTTTACCTTGTGTGGTTATAAGCCTGCTGGTAAACTGCTGTTTTGTGATATGGTGCTAACCATCATTCCAACAGAAAAGGAAGACTATGAAACACAATTTGACGTGCCGTGTATGCAAGAAACAGTTCCCCTCAGAGGACAAACGCCGCAAAACCTGCTCTTGGCCGTGTCAAAGAAAAATAAGCTCTCTGACGGCGGCAAAGACGAACCGGAAGTACGCATCGGCGAGGATGAAGAAAAACAATCCGATGCACAATGCGGGAACCAGAGCGAAGGTTTCAACCACTTTAAGAGCAAGAGGATGGAAGCCTCCTGTTCGTGGTGGAAATGGGCAAGGATACACATTTCCTCAATCTATATTGGCCTGCTGTTTGGGTTGGCCGATGGAAGTTGTGATACCGACAAAGAAGGGAAAACATTCTGGCTATCCAAGTTGTTACAAAGTGGATATAGGAAACTCAGACTTAAAAGTGGCTGTAGAGGTGGACGGCAACAGCCACAAAGTGCTTGCTCGGAAAAAGCAAGATGTAAAAAAAGTGGCCTTTTTGAATACGTTAGGGTGGACAGTGTTACGGTTTTCAAACGAGGAAGTTCTGAACGATTTGAACAGTTGTGTCCAAAAGGTGTTGTCTATAATCTCGAAGTAGAGAACGATAACAACTATTTCGTTGAAAACACACTTGTTCACAACTGCCACCACGCACCTGCCGCCACATACAGGCGGGTTATCGACCATTACAAACAAAACAAAAACTTAAAAGTTCTCGGCGTTACCGCAACTCCAGACCGCAAAGATGGTAGGGCGATGGGGCAGATATTCAATGAAGTCGCTTACTCCTATGATATTCGGGATGCGATTGATGATGGCTGGTTAGTGCCGATAGAACAACAAAGCGTCTTCGTTAAGAGCTTGGATTATTCAGAAATCAAGACCACCGCGGGCGACTTGAACGGCAAAGAACTTGCCGGAGTTCTTGAATTTGAGGAAAACCTGCACGCAATTGCTTCGCCTACCATAGAACTTACGGGCAGTAAAAAAACGCTTATTTTCGCCGCTTCCGTAGCACAGGCCGAAAGACTTACTGAGATTATCAACCGCCACAAGCCAGACCAGGCACGCTTTGTCTATGGCAAAACACCAAAAGAGACCAGAAGGGAGATGTTCAAAGCCTATGCAGACCACAGGTTTCAATACCTTGTGAATGTTGGTGTCGCTACTGAAGGTTTCGATGATCCTGACATAGAGTGTGTCGTTCTGGCCCGTCCGACAAAGAGCCGAGCTTTCTATACACAAATGTGTTTAGATGACCAGACACAAATTTTAACAGAAAATGGATGGAAAGCAATTTATGACCCAGAAATAAAAGCCAGAAAGATAGCGAGCTTCGACACTGCCACTGGCGAAATTACTTGGGAGCGACCATATAATGTTATAAAAAGAAAAATACAATCAAATGAATCGTACTACGGCATAAACTCTCCGTCGCTTGACATCGTAGTAACCAACCAACACGATATGATTATTAAGAAGCGAAAAAGTCGCAAACATCTGTGGAGTGAATGGCAAAAATTGACCGCACAAAAAGTATCGCAAATCAAAGACTTATACAAAATACCAGTTGCGGGCAAAATCCTTGCCGATGGTGTCAACCTAACCGATGACGAATTGCGTTTCATCGGATGGGTAATGACAGATGGAACTATCAACAAAACTAACGGCCAAATTGTCATTACACAAGGCGAGCATCAACCGTGGTTAAAACAGATAGAGGATTGTTTGATTGGGTGTGGTTTTAAGTATAATAAAATGATAAAAGACCGCCAAAGCCAATTTAAGAGTAGCTCTAAAGTTGTGATTTTTACCGTATCTTTCGGCAAACCAAGAGGTAGAGATGCTCACTTGAGAGGGTGGGGTGTTTTGAGACAATACTTATCAAAGGACTTTGCCCACGACTTGCTTCAAGTCAGCATAAGGCAATTCGGAGTTCTGTTAGAAGCCATTCATCTTGGAGACGGAAAGAAATGTGCAAACGCAAAATATATCAGAAGGAGTTATCACATATCAACTGGCAATGAGACCTTCGCCGACCGCTTGCAGATGCTTTGTGTTACGCGTGGTTACAGATGTAACAAATCTACCCATCACAACAACCAAAACCCATTGTGGACGCTTCATATAAAAAAAAGGACTACCCGAACTATCGGAGGAGAAAGTGCTACGGACAGGTCTGTGTTCAAGAAAATAGGCAACGCAGACAACAGAAAAGTATGGTGTGTTTCCGTTCGCACAGGAGCAATAGTAACAAGGCGTAATGGCAAAGTGGCTATTGTTGGTAACTGTGGACGTGGCACAAGGCCGTTGGAAGGGCTTGTAGACCAGTTCGATGATGCTGTTGAACGTCGGGAAGCGATTGCCGGTAGCAGGAAATCTTCTCTTGAAGTTATAGATTTTGTTGGTAATGCTGGCAGGCACAAGTTGATGACTGCCGCCGACATTCTTGGCGGTAAATATGACGATGATGTGGTGGCTTTAGCGGCCGAAAACGCCGCCAAAGAAAGTGCTGCCACTGGCAAGCCTGTTGATGTGGCTACCGAACTGCAAGCGGCAGAACGTGAAATAGCGAAGCGGCAGGCAGCCCGTGAAGATGCCGCTTGGCGAGATAAAGTTAAGCTACGAGCTTTTTATTCAACCGCAACAGTCAATCCTTTCAATGTGCTTGATGTCAACCCTGTCAGGGAGGCTCCGTGGCACAAAGGGAAACAACCTACGCGGAAACAGTTGGCCTACCTGCACGATAAGGGTGTCAATACTGATGGTATGAGCTTTACGCACGCTTCACAAGTCATAGATACACTGTTCAAGCGACAGCAGACAGGCAAACCCACTTACAAACAAACTCGGCAATTATATAAACGTGGAATTGATACGACGAAAATCACTTTTGAGCAAGCAAGTAAAATGATGGGCGAATTAGCGAATAACAGATGGCAGACACCTGTTCGTTGGTACAAGTTAGACTGCTACAGTAGAAGAAAGGGAGCGTAATGAATACTCATTTTGAAGATGTCTATGCTGCTTTCGTTGTTTGGAGCCGCGATGAACGAATGTATGTTGGAGATGGTGAAGCGTGGAGAGCGGCACTTCGTTGTGATGCTGCACGTTTTACAAAGGACGGTGCATTAAAGTATATCAATTCCCAAGATCACCCAGAAAACTATTTAATCGAAGATGCTAAATGAGTAAGATTATACCATTAACACAGGGCAAGGTTGCACTTGTTGACGCAGAAGATTATAAGGTTGTTTCTTTGCATAAATGGACTGTAACCAAAAACGGCAAGAAAAAGGTATACGCTGCCAGATATGTCGGCACAGGAAAAGGACGGAAAAAAATATATCTTCATCATCTGGTTTTGCCTAAAAGAGATGGTTATGAAATAGACCACATCAACGGCGACGGGCTGGATAATCGAAAAAGCAATTTAAGACTGGTAACACGAAGCCAGAACGGTCTCAATAGGTGCAACCCAACCACCCATAGTTCCAAATATACAAGGGTTTGCTTTTGTTCCTCAAAGAAAGACAGGCATCTAAAGAGATGGTTAGCTTATTTGAAGATTAAAGGTAAAGAAGTTTTTAGAGGTCGCTACGAAACCGAACAAGAGGCTTATTTAGCTCGCAGAGAAGCAGAAAGGCGGTATGCAAATGTTAAGGGTGTGTAAAGACAATCCCTGCCCCGTTTGCGGGAAATTTCGATTGGTGCTTAGTCGAAGAAGACGGTTCAGCTGCTATTTGCCAACGGGTTGAATCGAATAAAAAAGCAGGCGAAGCGGGCTGGTTTCACAAAATAGCAAATAAGCCGGTATCGGCCAGAAAATACAGACTCAGACCGAAGAAACAACCAACAGAGCCGATACCGGACTTTTACAAATTGTCTCGGAAATATCAAGCCGCCTTGCCCGGACTGTCGTGGCTGTCTGACAATCTGGGCGTAAGTGTTTTTTCTCTGCAACAGTTGGAGGTTGGTTATGATGGCAGGTGCTACACTTTCCCGATGAGGGATGGTTACAACAAAATGGTGGGTATAAGACTGCGGGTGCGGCAGGGTAATGGCAAATTTGCTGTCAAAGGCTCAAAAAACGCATTATTCAGACCGTTGGGGGTGAAAGCTGAAAGTGATAATATACTATTTATCTGTGAAGGGCCGACAGATACGGCGGCTTTGCTCGATTTGGGTTTTGATGTGATAGGCCGAGCCAGTTGTAATACCGGAGTGGGATACATAAAAACAATGATAGGAAAATTCAACAGAACAGTTGTAATTATGGCGGATAAGGATTTGCCCAAAAAACGTCCAGATGGCTCTGTAAGTTACCCTGGCATCGAGGGGGCGTTACGGTTAGCCAAAGAGCTTAAAGGCTGCACACAGTCAATCAGGGTGGTTAAACCGCCAAATTATAAGGACATTCGTGAGTGGTACAGAAACGGAGCTACAAAAGCTGTGGTAAATGGATTGGTCGATAATACGAGGTTTGTTGGAATGATAATGAATAGAAAATGGGCGATGCCAAGCAACAACACTTTTTCGATTACGCCTATTGGAGAATTTGTAGAAAAGTATTTATCCCAAAGCAGTCGTTCTATTGACCCTTTTGCAAGAAATTTTGAGGGTGCGGATATTACTAACGACCTAAACCCCCTTACCACTGCACAATACCACGAAACCGCAGAAGTGTTTTTATCGCGTTTCATTAACAGTGAACCATTCGACCTTGTTATTTTTGACCCACCCTATTCTTTGAGACAAGTTAAGGAAATGTATGCTGGTATGGGTATTGAAAAATTAACGACAACCGAAACCCATAACATCGGGCGATGGACAGCAGAAAAAGATATTATTGACAAAATATTAAAACCTGGTGGTTATGTTTTATCCTTCGGATGGCACAGCAACGGTATGGGGAAAAAGCGTAATTATAAAATTCAAGAGATATTACTTGTGGCACACGGCGGGGCACACAATGACACAATTTGTATGGCAGAACAAAAACAGATGGGATTATTTTGATAATATACCGCATAAAAGACTGGAATGAGCATTTTGAGGTCGCACAAGGCCGTATTTGCGCCAAAATGACTTGGGTTGCCTTCCCAAACAGACACGACGGTAAAGGTTTCCGGCGAATCGCCCGACATCCCCGGTCTATCGAGCTTTTTACGGCGTGGGTGCTGATTGTTCAAGTTGCAAGTAAACAAAAAACGAGAGGATTGTTAGCAGACGAGGCTGGAGCTTTAACACCTGAAGACCTTGCAGACAGCACTTTGTATCCAGAAGAAATCTTTAAGCTGGCTTTTGATGTACTGAGTCAAACCAAAATCGGTTGGCTGGAAAAGGTAAAAGACGACAAACTATGAGCGGGCTTATAGCGGCCACATAGACACTATTAACACATACAGACATACAGACAGTACAGACATTATAAGCAGGGTGGAGAAGAAGGGGTTAAAGGTCAGGAAAGGTTTAGGTTATGACTAAGAGAAATAAATTGTCGGCTGCTACAAAAACAAGGATTACAAAACTTTTCAAGCAAGGCAAACTGATGCCCGAAATTAAAACTACGGTGTTAGAGGAATATCCGAATTTGAAGATTACAACAGAGAGGATTAAAACTGTTCTCAGAAAACATCTGTTTGGTCTATGTGATGATTTGTGGAGCGAGGCCGTTAAGCTTAGGGATGGCGGACGATGCGTAATCAGCAAGAAAAATACAGGGCTTAACTCGCATCACCTGATAGGCCGCAATAATTACTTTTACCGATGGGACATCAATAATGGTGTTACTTTGGCCGCCGACCACCATACACTTGGCGGCAATATTGCCGCTCACGGAGCGACAGATGTTACAGAACGATTTGCAGAGTGGATGGAAGAAAACAGGATGGAACAGTGGGAATGGTTCCAGCTTCACAAAAACAACAAACAAAGCAGTAAGTTGGACGTTTACACGCTTTTGGCTGTCAAAAAAAGGCTTGAAAACGTAATCGAAAGGTTGAAATCGCAACCAAAAGCCGATATACTTGCAAGAAAGAAGGTTGATAATGGCTAAATCACCGATAACCAAAGAGATGCTCAGGCGGGTGGAGCGGCAAAGGCGGACTTACAGATTGAGGCGGATGCACTTAGAAAACACATTCCCTGAAATTGTTTTTGAGGTTTACGGCAGTAGAAACGGGAAAGATGTTTGGCTGTGTAGCAGAAAAAGGGATATGGCCCCAGTTGGGTTGGTTGTCTGGGAGGGGCCGGTCAACGGCTATGGTTTTGCCCCTATCAGCCTAACCGTGTCGTACCTTCCTAAGTTTTTGAGAGATATTTTACTGTTTTTGGAGTATGCCGAGAAGGTGTCTGAATGACCCCAGTTTCGATTATAACAGTTATGTGTTGTGCAACCCCAATTTTGGGAGAAAGTGGCTACAATCAAGGGGAGTGCGTTCTGACAGCAAACTACGAGGCGGTCTTAATGGAAATAACGGCCTATTGCCCGGGTGAATGTTGCTGTGGCAGATGGGCGGACGGTTTTACGGCCAGCGGCAAGAGGGCGGAAGGCTTAATTGTGGCCGCGCCAAAGCGGTTTAAGTTCGGTACGAAGATATATATTCCTTCCTACGGTCTTGCGACAGTTGAGGATCGAGGTGGTGCTATTACCGGAAACAGAATCGATGTTTTATTACCTACACACGAAGCTGCCCTGAACTGGGGCAGAAAGCAAAAAATGGTGGTTTTATTTGATTTATAAGAAAGGCGGTGGAAAATGAAAGTTCTATTTTTGTTATGCCTATTATTTTGCTCTGGCTGTGTGGGCAATATGTATGAACATACCAAATATAGTAAGGGCGAGCTTACTGAAAAGTGGACATTGCAGGGCTATGGTGCAAATGTTACCAAGCAAACTGATAATTTGGTAATAGTTTTGGGCGATGGTTCGAGACTAATGCTGGGCAAAATGTATACTTGGCCTGACCCTAACTCAGCGAAAGCTGTAGGTGAGGCCGGAGGTACGTTTATGAGATTCCTTTTGGTTCCATCCCTCTAATTAGATTATAAACGCAAATGGTGGAATTTCAGAAAGGCTAAATAATGGCAGAATGTAAGCTAAAGTATTTCGACCCGAAAGCAGCCAAAGTAACATACGGCAGACCCTATACTTGGTTGGACATACTGATTATGCTAAGGTCTAAGCTGGTACACGTTGAGTGGGTTTTCTCCGGCAGATACGGCTATATCAGTTGGTCTGCTACCACAAGGGACGGCTGCTGGTGCTGCCGGTTCAAGCAAATAGGCTATAGCCATCCGTTGAGCTGGCGAACCGTCATAGTGCCGATGACAGATGAGGAGGAAGACAGGGCTTGGGATGAGGCTTGCCGGATGGCGGATATGCCGATAAATTGGCGAGCCATTACCGAAATGCGTGAAGATGGAATATATTACAGCCCTAACGCTATCAAATATGATATTCTTGGACAGGGCTGCCATATCTCCCTAACCCTGAAATTCTGGAAGCCGACGGAAGGCAAAACGTGGTGCAGTAAGGCGTGCAACAGGCTTATCTACACAGCCAAAGGCGCATCCGCCGTCGAGAAACTATATATAGCCAGGGCAGAGATGTTACCTGACCAGTTGTATAAATTAGCTAAAGGATATTGGGGACGAAAATGACCGATTTTGAACCACAAATTTTAGTCGAACATATTGATGTTTTTGGTAAAAAACTTACTGAATGGGAGATAAATTTCATTGCAAACCTGATGGATAATCCGCCGAAAGTTTATTCGCCAAAACAAATAGAAATTATTAACCGAATTTATGATGAAAAATGTTAGGAGAAAAAAATGATTTATTGGCTGTCAGATTGGAAAACAATGCCTGAATTTTGTCCTGAATGTGATACAGAATTAGAAGATGGTGAAGATTATTATTATCACGGAGACGGTGTATTTACTTGTAGCGAAGAATGTGCTAAAGATTTTGAAGGATAAGAAAGGAGAACAGAATGAGTAAGCTATTTTATGCGATATTATGGCCGTTGGTCATAATTACAGGCGTTTTGTTCTGGGTATGGCTGTTACTACACGTAGCCTGGCCTGTGCCAGATAGCTGTATAATATTTTAAGGGCTTAGAAAGGACTGATTATGTGTGAATTTGTAAGTTGGACAGAAAAAGACGATACGATTGTATTCCTTACTGGTGAGGACGTGTTTGATACTAAGCGGGGCAAGGAACTACAGGAATACTGCCAAGACCCCGATGACTTATCCGGCCACGGAGCAATACGGTGGTATTATGATTTCAAAGGCGGCGTAGACAAAGAATGTACAGACTTCTCCTCGCCAAAGAATTTCCCAGCCGAAATTGTCGATGCCATCAAGTCCGGTAAGATGCGAGGTCTTGGCATAGGCAAAGGATTACTACTAAAGCCCGCTTTGGCTGAATATAGGAAGATTGAGCAGTCCGCTTTGGCTAAATATGAGAAGATTAAACAGCCCGCTTGGGCTGAATATGAGAAGATTGAGCAGCCCGCTTGGGCTGAATATGAGAAGATTAGGCAGTCCGCTTGGGCTGAATATGAGAAGATTAGGCAGTCCGCTTGGGCTGAATATGAGAAGATTGAGCAGTCCGCTTGGGCTGAATATGAGAAGATTAGGCAGTCCGCTTGGGCTGAATATGAGAAGATTGAGCAGTCCGCTTTGGCTGAATATGAGAAGATTAGGCAGTCCGCTTTGGCTAAATATAGGAAGATTAGGCAGTCCGCTTGGGCTGAATATAGGAAGATTAAGCAGCCCGCTTGGGCTGAATATGAGAAGATTAGGCAGTCCGCTTTGGCTGAATATGAGAAGATTAGGCAGTCCGCTTTGGCTGAATATAGGAAGATTGAGCAGCCCGCTTTTTGGGACTTATTTGCTATTAAGAAGAACCGCAAGAAGGTGTGGAGATAATCTAAAATACATCCGTGTTTCCACGCAAAAGTATATTGCGGATAGTGCCAAAATGCCACTGCCCCTTAACCTCAACGTATCCCTCCTTAAATTTCTTTTTTATTGGTCGTGGCTCATAGTCCGAAGCGGTTAGTTCCTCGGCTATTTTACGGTAACTCAACCCTTTTTCTCTTAAAGCCCGTACCTTTTCGATTATTTCCAACTCACTCGGGCAAGGTATCATCCGGGCTGGGTTGTTAGGATCGTCCTTCCAGCCGTAAGGTAATCGGGCAGACATCCGCCTACCGTTGGCCTGATGATACCGCATAGCGTCGGAGGTGCGTTCTCCTATTTGTTTACGCTCTAACTCTGCCAGAACAGCGATAATTTGAAAGAACGCTGATCCCATAGCGGTTGAAGTGTCTATTTTCTCGGTTACACTACACAAATTCGCTTTTGCTTTGCGGAGTCTGTCCGCTATTTCGATAGTTTCTCGTGTATTACGCGCTAACCTGCTCAAACTGTAAACCACAAGAACAGCCTTTTTCTTTACGGCCACTAATAAGGCTTCTTGAAGTCCGGGGCGGTTTTGAGAGTTCGCCCCGGACAGTCCATCGTCTCGATGTATAGAAATGACCTCTAACTTGTGAAATACGCAGTAGTTTGTCGCATAGTCTATTTGTGTTTCACAACTTTCGCTTTCGTTAGCCCTTCGCCGGGGAGAAAATCTGGCATAGATTACCGCTTGCGTTGCTCGTCCCTTTGCCATTACACCTCTCTTTCTAACAGTTTGTTGGCTCCGATGATAAGGCATTTGTCCATAAATTCGACCAAAGTTATATCTTCTTTAGTCTGAATTATGTACTCAAGCTTGCGTTTTCGGAGCATATTGATAGTTGACACCTTACATTGCGGGCGTTCGATTTTCTCATCCATTACTGGCCTCGTTTTCTGCCTCGTTTTCTGCCTGTTGTAGTAACAGCTCAATTTCATTAGCCAAACTTAATAGTTGTTCGTTGGTTTCATTGTCGAAGTCCTCAAAATGGTTTGCGTGCCATTCAAAAAAGTGCTGGCCGAACTCTATCAAAGCGCCGTAATTATTGACACACTGACATATCCGGCGGGCATTGGCTTCGTCGATGTTAGCTACTTTGCCTTCGTAATAGAAATGACAGGGGTGGATGGCTAATCCACTCAAATTGCCTTTTTTGTACTGTTTTTCAATAGTCCATTTTCCTTTCGTGTACATTACGCACCTCGCTTTCCTAATTTAACATATGGATTTTTAATTGAGCCAGGCAGCCAAAGCACCTGCACGATAGCGATTAGGATTATCTTGATTAGCTTCATTGGTTACGTCTCCAATAATTTGGTTTGTCTGTATTTTCAAAACCGAAGTGCCTACACCACCAATACGTTGGTATTAGCTTGCCAGAATCTAACCGAAATTGAGGAGGTATATACACCGTTTTTCCGATTTCACAATCTATTCGGCTAAATCGTTTAGCCATTTCAAAGTCAACCATATTCATTTTAGCTCCTTTTTGGCATAACATATTTTGCCATTTTCTCTCTTTTCGGTAAACTCAGCGTAAAACTTATTGATTAAATCATCGGCGGCCTGTTGTGTTATTCGTTTGTTTTCGGCGGCCCAAACTAAAACATCTTCAAGTAGAAATAAATCGCCGTCGGTTAATTCGCCTTTGAATAATTGTTTTTGCCGTAAGCCGCGGTAGCCTTTTTTTTGTGTAGTTTTCATTTTAGCTCCTTATTTAATTGTGATTTCTGCATCTTTTGTTATATCACCGTCGATTCGCACTATGATTTTTGTGTTGTCATTGATACAACCTTCTTTGTGTCCGGTTTGACAATCGATATAAGTGTCAAACAGGTATTCTGCGCCCCCGTCCGTCTTGTGATAATACAGTTTTATTGCCATTTTTAGCTCCTTAAATTAACGCCTTGATTCTCTGATATATTCTTTTAATTCGCCGAAAGCCGGATATTCATCGTTATATACAGGAGGCCATTTGGCTATTGCTAAATCATATAGGTTTTTGCATCGTAAGCAATGTTTGAAGTTCTGCCAACCATCCTGCCAATGTCCAGCAAAATACCAATACTTTTCTCCCTTGCGGATTGTGCGGGAGCACTCGTAACACTTATAATCTTTGCGAGCTTTGGCTATTTTGTTGGTTTCTGTTCCGCTATCACAACTTTCGGACATTATATTACTCCATTATCAACACAATCACGTTTTAATCCTTCTGAGACAGTCCAAAGAATTGGATAGTTGTTTTCGCCGATATTAGAGTCGGGACCAATAAAATCACAATGGCATATTACCACCTTTTTACTGGCTAACATTGCAGCAAAAACACATTTGCCAAACTTAGGTTTATGGCCGCCATTTACGCCAAACGGAGTAAGTTCGACGATATTGCCGGTTTGTTTGGCAGTCCATTTTATGCCTTTGTATTCATAGGTTTTCATTTCAACCTCTTTGAGGATTTAATCAGTCATTCCGGCAATAAGAGTTTGATTTTGTTCCCTGTTCCAAAAATCATTTTTTATTTGGCCTTCATAGTCTAATTGAGCTATTCTGTTCAGCTTATCATTAAGCCAGATAAGCATATAATTACCCTCTGGGGTGCTGATTTTAAGTGTTTTGGTGGTTTCGGCTGTTTTTTTGCCAAAAATCTGGAGCGTGCCTGTAATGTAGCCACATTGTTTGCTTACATAATGCAGGTGTTTGCTGGTTTTCTCAGGAGTCCATTTTGTGTTAACTTCTGCCTCGCCTTGCCCGCCGATAACGATGTTTCTTAGGCCGTTAAGTTCAAAATGCATAATCCGCTTCATCCAGTTACCTTCTTGATAGTTAGCATAGCGATACGGCGGCAATTTCCAGCCACCCGCTTCATTAAAATCTTTGTAGTCGTTTTTTTCGTGTAAACAACCGTCGCAGTTTTCGTGTGTTGCCATATACAAACAGGTTTCACAGGATTTTGTCATAGTTTCCATTTTTAATACCTCCATAATTAAAGTAACGATTTTTAACAACTGACAACACCGAGCGGATCACCGCCCGGAGTTCACTGTTGTTATTTGGGGATGTAACAGTTCACACCACAGATAACAGGCTTACCCTGGTATGTTGCAGTGCTGGCCTTGTTGCCGCCGGTTGAAGCGATAACAGTTGACTTACCGCTTGCGCTTGTTCTGGGCGAAATAGGCAGGGTAACAGTGATCTTGTCTTTTTCGATTTTAACCTCCATAGTAACGACTCCTAAATAAAATTATAGTTAGTGTGTTTGTGCCCATTATACTAACCCTTCGGCACGTGTCAAGAAAAAACTTTAATAATAATAAAAATTTTTTGTGTCCAGAATACATCGGCCGTTATGACAGTCTTTGCACTACCAAGACAAACAAACCAAAGGGGCGATCCCCACCAGGGCCGAACCGTTCACCCCCAAAACAGAACACAACAAAAGACAAACCGTGTCCAGAACACCCGCGATACAACACCAAGCACCACCGCACCACACACCACCAAAGGGGCTAACTCAACCAAAAGGCTGTATTACAGGGGTATAGCCCTATTAAATGAACCTAAGCCACCGCTCCGCCGCCTATGTGTAAGAGCGAACACACAAGCACACGTATTACAGCCTATAACAGCCTAAAAACAAGGGCGGCAGCTATAAGAAGAAAAAAACAATCCTTATCCCGGCCAGAATTTTTACCACACCCCCCGCCCTCTGCAATACCTCCCCTATACTTACCTCGTCATCGGAGCACCTATTTTTCATATTCGGGACATTTATGCCATATTATATAGAGACCCCTGAACAGTTCAGGGGTTTGGAGTAATTGGGTATATAATATTTAATATTTTTTTTAAGGATTATGAACGTCAGTGATCAAAGCGTTCACTCTAAAAAATTATTTCAATTCGTATTAAAAGTTATTGCAAAAGTTGTGATGTGTCGATATTGTTATTTGGAAAGGAGTTACTTATAGATGGTGGTCTTTAAGGGCAACAAATTCAAGTATACGGAGAGTGAGTTACGAGATAGGGGTTGTGGTAAGATTATCTATAGCCACGAGCAGAGTTGGCGGATGAAGAAGGCGACGTATACTAATGAGGGTGTATGGGTTTCATTTTCGACATTGCGGGACAGTTTTCGGGCGTTATTGAAGGATGCGGATGATTGGAACGATCCTGACAGGGCACACGTGTGTGCTACAACGATGATGGACGCATTTTTGATACGTCGTAGCCGCGGTAAGAATGTCAGCGTTCCTCGTGAGGTAGTTCCTATAAATGCGGTTCCGGATAGTAGCGAGAGCGGGACAGCTTTAGTAGATAGCGGCAGGTTCAAGGATGGCGGGGCGAGTGAGAACGAGAAGCTGCGTTGGATATTCGAGAATATGCAGGTATTAGACGTTCGGCCTGAGAACGCACCGAGCGCAGGGGCGTGGGCGTTATTAACGGAGTTGAGGAAGAACGATGAGCAGCGTCGGGACTTCTATAAGACGTTATGGCCGAAGCTGCTAACGAAGGAGGATGCGGAGGGTGGCGGTCGGCTAATGGACGACGGCAAGCCAATTATCGAGTTAATAGAGCGTTTACAGGCGGCGTTGCCGGAGGTTAAATGATACCAATTCCGAAACTACTTGAGCTATTGGAAGAATATAAAGTCCGCTGTCGGGCCATAAAGGACGGCGACCAGTACCCCTTTTACAGTTGGTGCTGTGAAAATGTGCCAGGGTATAAGACTTTACGGGGCAATCTGGCGTACCGAAAAAGAATACTTGAACTGGCAGCGGACTCTCTTAACTTCAAAAACGACCTTTACGCTATGTGCAGCAGGGACATTCTGTTCTATATCAATACTTTTGTCTTCACTTACGACCCCCGGCTGAAAAAATCAAAGATTATACCATTCATAACCTATGATTTTCAAGATGTTGCTGTTGATACCGTCGTAACAGCAGAAGGTGATTTGCTTGCAGAAAAATCGAGAGATATGGGGGCAAGCTGGATTTTTCTGACGGTAGATGAATGGGAATGGCAGTTCCATAACGACTTCACATCTCTACTCGGTTCTCGTACAGAGGATTATGTGGATAAGAAGGGAGATAGAAAGTCTCTTATGTGGAAGCTGGATGCCATTCTTGCGAATCAGCCGAAATGGTTAACCCCCAACTTCTATCGCATTTATCTACACTTTGAGAATCTCGATACCGGCTCGACTATCGAGGGCGAATCGACAACGGGCGACTTTGCCCGTGGTGGCAGATGGACGAAGATTATGCTGGACGAGTTTGCCGCAGTGGAACCAGACGGGCAGAAAGTCCTAAAGGCAACGAGAGATGCAACACGAAGACGTGTCTTTAATTCGACTCATCAGGGGGCTGCTACATCGTTTTACAGGATAGGGCTAACAAATATACCAAAACTAATAATGCATTGGTGTTTGCACCCTGAGAAATCAAAAGGATTGTATTACAGCGACGACGGTAAAATAGTACACTTGGATAGTTGGACCAGTGAGGTGATTGTTGAGGGTAAGAAATACTCATATCCAGACGATTACCCTTACTTAATGGACGGAAAACTCCGGTCTCCGTGGTATGACAATGAATGTGCAAGGGCCGAACACCCTATGGAGATAGCTCAGGAACTTGATATTGACCCGTTCAGTTCGGATTTTCAGTATTTCGATCCTACTATGATAGCGGAAATTGAGGCTGAAAACGTATGTTCTCCTTATATGGAAGGTTCGTTGGAGTTTGACGAAGATTCACTTGACCCGATAGAGTTCGTAGAAGGTGTAAACGGGCCGTTGAAGTTGTGGATGAATTTGGATTTACAGGGCAAAGTGCCTTACGATATAGAGGTTGGCTATGGTGTTGATATTTCCGCTGGAACAGGGGCAAGCAACTCTACAGCTACATTTGTGAACCTGCGAACAGGTGAGAAGATAGCGGAGTTTGCAGACCCGTGGATTAAGCCGGAATCGTATGCCAGAACGATGATTGCGATGGGTAAGTTCTTTAACGACGCTTTTATGGTTCCTGACGGTGCAGGCCCCGGCCGGACTTTCTGTGATGAACTGATAAGGCTCGGTTACAGAAATCTATATTACAGACGTAATGAAGAAGGACTGAGTAAGAAAGTATCCGATAAGCCAGGTGTATTCCTGAACCCGAAGGAGAAAAAGGCTATACTCGGATTATATAGGCGGAGCCTGAAGGATAGGACGTTCATACAGAGGTCTTCTATAGCTAATCAGGAGTGTTTGGAGTATATTCACGCTGTCGGCGGTAAGGTGGAGCATAGTTCCGCTGTTAATTCGATAGACCCGTCCGGTGCAGGCGACAGCCACGGCGACCGTGTAATAGCAGATGCTCTGGCGGCGAAATGTGTTGACTTCTTAGGAAAAAAGAGTATAAAGCCTGAAGAAGGCGAAATACCGGCGAGAAGTTTCGCCGGACGAAGGCGAGAACGAGACCGAAAAGCAAAAGAAAAGGAGTTGTGGTAAAATGGCCGAAAAGACATTGTTAGGATACCCTGTGAAAGTCAACGGAAGGGCAGTGTGTATTGCTATTGGTAGAGAAAATGCTAAGTTGTTAGCCCAGTCTATTCATCAGATGAGTGTGTTTTTTTCTGACAGTCTAAAGGAAGCAATCGTTACTGTAGAAAATCCGGGCAGAATGGAGCATAAGTTTGAGAAATACCTGAATAGCATCCCTGTAAAAAAGGATAGTCCTGAATATACAGAACTTCTTAACAAAATAAAGAAAGAGTTTGTGAGATTCAAACCCAACAGAAT